CTTCTTCTATTTCTGGGTAGTAAGTTTCATTGTGGAAAAATTCAATTAACTTGTCGCGCTCAGGATGCTGGCGAACCCAATGAACCACATTGGCATTTAAGTCTAGACCAGCACAGGAGTGTCCGGCTTCAACAGCAATACTTTTTAATATGGCAACACCTAGTAGTGGAAAGGTGCTACTGGTCCAAGGAACACTAGCAATAACAACATCAACTGGAGCGGGAGTAATGTCCTTGAATATTTCCATAAAATTTAATTGGCCGAAGGACTGGGATTCGAACCCAGGATAGAGTTGCCCCTATGTCCGCTTAGTAGGCGGATGCTTTCGACCGCTCAGCCATCCTTCGTGTTATTGCTTCTAAATATATTATACTAGATTGTTCCGTGAATTGCAACTGTTTTTGAGTATCAATTATAACTAACTCAATACCTTTATCTTTGCAAAGTTTTTTCTTTTGTTCATCAATTTTTTTAATGCGATTGAACTTTTCTTCGCCATATATTGGACGATAGTGAAAGGGACCGTTAAGTTCAAATGCAAGTTTCAGTTTAGGGAAATATATATCTAACTCACTGCCAATTGTTTGTTTATCATTAAACAAAATTTCTTCACTACTGAACTGCTTAGATAATGATTCTTCTATGTATAGTTCTAATTTTGATCTACGGGTACCTGTCTTTTTGTTTTTATTATTATAGGTAGTTGCACAAGATTTACTACAAAATTTTATTTTGTTTTTATCTGTAAGCAAACAGTTACATTCTTGGCAGTATCTAGGAGGTTTTTGCTTTGACTTTGTAAAGCAATTCCATCCACAATACTTTTGTGTTTTCATTTTGTTGGGTTGGAAATCAATTTGACATAAGCTACATTTCATAGCAATATTTATCTTTCCAATCCCACCTACTCCGCCTTTTTAATAGCTGACAAGTCTAGGCGAAAAGGCAAATGTTGCAGGATAATTTGCAATAAATGCCGCATTGGTAGGATCATTGATGTATGCTGGATCAACTAATGCACGAATGTTCCAACCAAAGTTCAAGTACAGGCACTTACCAAAAATATGCACAAAAAGAACATACTGGAACAAGCCTTGACCTTTGACCAACAGATGTCCAGGATTTTGTTCATTGCAATGTAAGTCACCGGAATAGGTCATTCCCTCTGTACCATGCAAGTATTTAACAGCAAACCCATAAAAAGGATTACGCCATAACCACTGTACCTTTGACCACCAGCAGGGATTGTGATTAGCACGGAATGTTTGATCGCCATCTAGGCTATTGTCTGGTGTTTGAAACCACGACAACCATGTCCACATACGAGGACCCGACTGCCATACAGTACCATTATTACACCAACCTGTTTGTGTGCTATACATAATGCCCAAGATAAATGCTAATGGGAATGTAAGTATAGTACCGATTAAGTTTACAGGAACTAAGACTAAAAAATACAAGAAATAAACCATGATAATACCTCCCAGGAAGTATTTAATGGTTATGCTAGTTGAGATAAAATTTTGACAGCTTGGTCAACATCTGTGATGTTAACATGTAAGCGATGCGCTATGTCGACAGCATCTAAGTTTCTACTGAGTAATTCTTTAACTTGAAGCAATAAGTTTGACATCAACAACTCCATTGTAGTTACTACATATATAACGCCTAACTACATTATAAAGTTGACATGAGTTTTGGTGCCCCCGGTAGGATTCGGACCTACAGATCCTGCTCTCTTAAAGCAGTGACTTTACCAGTTTGTCTACGGGGGTAATTGGTCTAGGGTTTTGTGTGTCGGGTACCCTAGGAACCCCGTGAGCCCAGCCCATCCTGTTTTCGGGTCAGCGGATGCGGAATATGGTTACAGGTCCGCATTGTTTGGAGCGGGATATCGGAATCGAACCGATGACGAAAGATTGGAAATCTTTAGTTTTGCCCCTAAACTAATCCCGCATAAGTGTCGTAACGGCAGGGCCCTTAGGATGAGTTACGACGGTACTACATTAAGGCATTGCACCATAGCCTGAGCTATCCCCATCAACTGCCTTAAACTTGGCTCCGAGCCAGGGAATCGAACCCCGTCCAACAGGTTTGGAGTCTGTTGTGCTACCGTAACACTTGCCCGGAATAACTGGCGCTCCCAGCCGGATTCGAACCTTTGGTAACGCCACGGGGAATCGAACCCCGATTGCCAGGATGAAAACCTGATGACCTAACCGTTAGTCGATGGCGTCATATAATTTGTACAGCTCTGATATTTTTAAATTGGTTTTATTTTCAACATATTTAAAAACATCTACTAAATCTTTTGGAAACAAAACATCAATAGGTTCTTTGACAGCATTTATTTTAAGATCTAAATCATTAGTATAGTAACCTTTAATTTCTGTAAGTTTTCCTTTAACTCTAAAATCTGGATAAAACTTACGATCTTTATTTGCCGAATCGGTGTAACTAAATGCGGTTTTATTTCTTACTATTTCTATATCATGATCTAAACAATATATAAGATATGCCAATTCATAATTGCTATCTAAATAAAATCCTTTAAACCATCCGTGTTTGCCTCGACCAGCTCCTTGGCGAAGACCTCCTGGTGTTAATGGAGGAACTTTTGTTTTATTAAAAAATATTAGGCATATATTTGAGCAAGTTTTGCGTCTTCCCTTAATTACGGTATTACATACAATACATTTAAAAAAATTCTTGCGTAATTTATTAGCAACTTTTTCTTTAAACAAATCGCTTCTTTTGCCACGCGAATTAGCACAAGTTCTAGAACAAAAAGTTCCAGATTTTATATGAAGCGCATTACACTTAGGACATGATTTCATATACCTATTTATCGAACTCTTGCTATCTCCGTGTTTTTAATAAGGTGCCCGGCTACCTATTGTCGTAAGGCCCCGGGCTAGGAATTCATCGTTAGCTAGTTCCGCACTAGTCAAGCGTAATAGATTTTAGGCTAACCTATCCAACCCTTGACATTCTGGCAAGTCCGCGGCCCCAAGTATAACCCCTTGGTCGGGCGACATTCTTGGCGGTCTCGACAAGAATCGAACTCGTCCCATCCCCGTGACAGGGGGATATTCTAACCAATAAACTACGAGACCATCTTTTTGGTTGCGGGACCAGGAGTCGAACCTGGCTGACTGGCTTATGAGACCAGCGAACTACCGATATTCCATCCCGCGATTGTTTGGAGTGGGTGACAGGAATCGAACCTGCATAAAACGGATTTGCAATCCGGAGCCTAACCGTTCGGCGGCACACCCACATCGGTTGGTTGGTGGGAGTGGTAGGGATCGAACCTACCTGCCTGAGGCCAGAGATTTACAGTCTCCTGTCCCACCGTTGGAACATCACTCCCATTTTTATAGTAAAGCACACTAAAGCAGGAATCGAACCTACACTACCCGTCAGCAGACCTACCATTGGTCCATTTAATGTGCTTTACTATACACTAATTTTTCTTCCCACAAGAGGGATTCCATCCTAGTGCCCGCCCGTTTGCATTAGTTTATAGTGTAACGCAGGACCTCGTTTCCTGTCAACCACTTCGTGCTTGATCTTAGAATCTGTCTTGGGCAAATTTTGCCAGACTAGCTTCTCTAGCCTGTATCATTTCTGCGGCACGACGAATCTTATTTTGAAACAGTCTGGTTTTCATTTCTTCATTCAAAACCAAATTACTATACTCATAAGCCTGTTTCACAATGCGATCATTTAATTTTGTGTAATCTGTCTGCATATTTTTTCTCCCATAAAAAAAGCCCCTAACTACTTAGAGGCTTTTGAATAATAAACAAATACTAACGAACTATTCAAAAACCCCAACCCCTGGTTCTACGCCACAGTCATTGGCCCATAACCCAATATAATTAGGTAATGTTGCCAGGAGTGTGTTGATCAAATGTTTCATAATAGTATTATTATAGACAGGTATTTATACTTTGTCAACCATAATGGTATATAAATATTCGGTGTTAACAATCCCCCAAATACGCCAACTACACATAGAATTAACCACTAGATGTAATGCTCGATGCCCTATTTGCATACGCAATTATCGCGGCTACGAGTATAACAGCGGATATCCTGTGACTGAACTCAGTTTACAAGATATCCAGCATATATGTCAGCCCAGTTTCCTACGGCAGATTGATCGTGTGTTATTAAATGGTAACCTGGGCGACTTTGGTCTAGCACATGAAGGCCCTGAAATTGTCAAGTACTTGGTTGTTCAAGGCGTTGACCTGGTTGAAATATCTACCAATGGCAGTATGCGTACACCTGAATGGTGGGCCAGTTTGGCCAATCCATCTGTGGTCATTGGCTTTGCTCTAGATGGCCTAGCAGATACTCACAGCCTTTATAGACAAGACACAGATTGGAATCGCATAATAGAAAACGCAACAGCTTACATTCGTGCTGGCGGTCGTGCAGTCTGGAGATTTATTCCTTTTGATCACAATCGTCATCAAGAAGAAGACTGTCGCAGGCTAGCCAGAGAGCTAGGCTTTGAACAGTTTGAAAATATCTACGATGGTCGTGATCGGGGGCCGGTCTACACTAGGACAGGCGAGTTTAGTCATTGGATTGGCACACCCGGTGATAATCCTGCTCCGATAAAAAATTTACTAGAACATCACCTAACTTGGTTTGATCCTAAAACAGTAAAGAACCCAAAGGATCGTGCAGAATTAAATTTGACCTGCGAACATAAACGACAGCGTGAATTATACATAGCTGCCGATGGCACAGTATATCCCTGTTGTTACCTTGGCTTCTATCCTACCACTATGTATCATCAAGGCAATGAACAGTTAGCACAGTTAGTAAAAGAAAACAATGCTCTGCACTACAGTCTTGAACACTGTGTCGAATGGTTCAATCAAGTTGAAGAGTCTTGGTCTAGAGCTTCCATTGCCAACGGTCGCACATTCCAGTGTGTCAATAACTGCGGCCATTAAAAAAGGCTCCGAAGAGCCTTTTGGTATTCTAAGTTAAAATTAGAATGAGTACTTAACACCAGTAGTAATAATGTTACCATTGTATGGCTTGGTAGTACCATTACTCTTTTGGTAGTCATAGTCGGCAGTTAAGCTAACTTTAGTTGTAACAGGATAACTAACACCTGCACCAACTAGCCCAGATGAACCACTAAGATTTTTTACACTTTGTGGATCAATGTAAGCAATACCAGCGTGTACATTGGTTGTAAATTTAGCGAATGTAAACACATCATAACTAGCTCTCGCTGTGTAACGATTTACATTAAGTGCGCCAGTAGTTGAGCGTTCTGCTGTTGCTTGAACACCTACTTTGGCAAGGCTTGGATCTACAGAACCCAATTTGTCACCAATGGATACACCGCCTCCTTGGCGTGTGCCACCGTTAGTGCCATGACCCCAATCCCATAATGCGCCAACTTCGACTGCTGATGCAAGACTGGTAACGGCTAATAATGCTACTGCTAAGATTACTTTTTTCATTCGAATATTTCCTTTATAAAGTTACTGCTTAGACAAATATTTAGTGGTTAACTTGTAGACCACTTAATTTTATAGGCAAAGCACTGCAACATTTCAAGAAAAACGGCACAATTAAGTGCCGTTCTGGTTGTTTCTGTTACGAGGCATTTCCTGCCCTAAGCAATAATTAAACTGCTAATAGTTGGCGTTTTACTGAACGAGCAGAGAACTTGATGTTCTTACCAGATACAGTTACTTCGCCTTTAGATGCGTTTGCATTTAAAGTGTTTGCTTCTTCGACCGAGTAGTCCCAGTCCTAACGGCTTTAGCTTTGCCGATCCTCCAGTAGCCCTTTAGCGCCAATCGATTCTAAATCATCCCCACCTAAATATACCTAATACACTTAGGTGGAGATGTCGGGACTTGCACCCGAGTCTTGCTCGCCATACTTCTACCTTCAACGAATTTTATTTTGTGGCATACTTTTTTTAAGTCGACCACTACTAAACCCTTTGTCTAAGTATTCCTGTTTTTTACTTAGATCTATAAAATGTTCCTTAACACCATTATTTACCCAACATTCCTTAATACGGTGTCCCTTCTTACCTCTAACCCATCCATCTGGGATAGTATCGTTTATTGTAATGCGTTTAACTTCTTTTGTCAATTCATTTGATATCCAAATACGCCCAAATTGACTGTTACCAGACCCAGTCGACGCCTTAGATATTTTATTTCTAACTTCTTCTTTTTTATCATTGGACATTTTGTTCCAATTATTTGGGCTCCACCCGGCTTTAATTTTATTACCCCACGAGTGAGCCTGCATTTTTTCTATGGATTTTTCAGTCCAGTTTTTTGTTCCGCCAAGCCCTAATTCTTTATTTCTTATAGCAGATAATCTGGTTACTTCTTTGCGTTTAACTGGATCGTTGTTAATATGTTCAAATCCACCGTAACCACCTTTGTGCATATTGTAAGTATCAGACCGTTTTACAAAATCCTCCGTTACTATTTCAGATTCTTTAACAGCCATTTCGTGAGCATCGTTACAGTAATGCAATACTTCTTTTTTAAAATTGTCTATACCGTATTTTTTAATAGCGGCTGTGATCTGGCTGCCAGAACCAAAATAACCATTTTCAAAAGGATGCTTGGCAGATTTATGTTTTCCGACATAAATCTTACCATTGCTTAGATTAATAATTTGATAGACATAGTAATACATAACTGTATTTATGTTGGACAAGAGTTCGACCAACTTTTACTCTAAGACACAGTTTGCCTTCACTACGAAGGAATTACAACAATTCTTTATTATAACTATTTATTCTTTGATCTTGGCAACTGCCGGAGGAGGATCAAAGGTATTAATAAAATCAAGGAACTCTTGTGCAGTTTCTAGATCTGCCCAAACACGGATTACTCCGTCAAGTGTATGCCATACATGACCATCAGTTTTACCAGCATCAATCCATACAAGCTCTCGCTCATCGATCTTTTTTAATTCTTCTTCGGTCAACACAGGAACTGTATCTCGTCCCCATGATACTAATGTATTCACTGGCATTGCTATCTCCTCTAATGTAATTATATTATATTATCTTTACTGGTAACTGTCAAGAAACTTTTGCAAGTTACCGTATAAATTGAATAACATAGCTTCTTTGCTACTAAAAAATACTATTTTCTTTGGCATCATCTTGACAGTAACCAAATACCAAGGATGCTGTAACCTACGATCCAATAGAACAATCATTCGACTGGTTATATCAAATGGTTCTACATCATAATCATAATGTTCTAATTCAAGTATCTTGGTAAATGTTTCATAACCCATGTTAGTTAAGCGCATGCCACCACCGGCTCGAAGATTGTGCCACCATATGGGTATGGCCGCATCAACATCAATCTTAAATTCTTCTGGTAAGTGTTGAATTAACTCTTCGGTTAGTTTCTTTTTATCGCGCACACAGATTACGGATAGATCTTAGGACCTTCTTTGAGTATCACAACACTAAACTTGTCAGTCTTGAATTGAATGTTTAACTTGCGAGCAAGGTTAATAGCATGTCCAGGATTACTAAAACTAACTTTCTTGTATTTAGGACCGGGGTACTGTACAAGTAGGTTTGATGTTTTTAGATTGATGGGACTATTGTCGTAGAAAACTGCCCAGATACCTTCAGATGCTAGTACCTGTTCAGTTTTGTATGTAGATTTGTCCGTTAACTCTGCAAGGACATTTGGCTTTGGTCTGCTCATTCATTATACTCCTACATTTATTTATCACAAAATATAGGTAGTTTTAGAATGAGCCCCCGTGCATTTCCACTTGAATTACTTCGTTATCTGTGGTTTTTTGTGTTAATAGCTGTTCTCGTAGAGTCTGTAACTCTAGTAACAGTCTAGTCAAGTCCGCATGAATAGCACGAGCATCGCCGATCGGAATGGTTAAATCTCTAGCACCACGAGCTTCTACGCCCTGTACACGATCAATAAATCTCTGTAGGTGTGTGGTCATTTAAGGAATTGATCCAATTGTGGAGGAGTCCAACCTTCTGGTTTTAACACTTTACCATCTTCACGCTTGTTAACACGACCAGTGCGTCGATCAATTTTGGCAAAGTTAGTTGACATAACTTCTTTCCAAGCACCTTCAACATCGGCTCCGATACTGTGCAGGGCACCAATGGTCACAACTAGGATGTCGATAAGTGCATCCAAGTCGCCAACACGAGTAGTAGAATCTTTAAGTTCTTTTACTTCTTCGTCGATGAGATTAAAATACAGGCCGTACTGTTCTTGATTCTCTGTGCCTACGGTCTGATCGCAGGCTGTCATAAATTTTTCTTGATCTCTAAATGGATTTGTCATGATTGGTGGCTTCCTCCTCTGTATAAAATGGGCCATGATATGGATAACGACTTAATACAATTAACTTAGGGTCTTGTACAACTTCCCAATGACGACCCTGTTTAACTTGATACCAACCAGCCGCATACCAACTTTTACTTTTCTTGGTCTTGGTATAGATTGGTAACTTTTGTGGAACATTCCACATGCCGTTGTAGCATCTACCGGCAGTGGGATATCCGTAGACTGTCTGTTCTTTAACTACAGGTTTCTTTTTAACCACAGGCGGTTCAAACTGAACATGAACACGCTGTTCAACCATCTTGATTGTTTTGTACTGCTGAACTTGATTATTGATCTTAACTTGATATCCGCCATCACAAGCTTCGACATTTCCAATCTTGCGATCGTTTTCTTGCAGGATCCAGTACTTGCGATCGATTACTGCTTTTGCTATTAATGTCATTGTGTCATCCTTTTTCTACATGCTTCTTTTACTGCCACAGGGTAGTCAGGGCTGATCTCTGCTAACCTGCAATCATACTTTACGGTAATGTGTCTGTGGTCTTGCGGCCAAAACGCCAATGCCAAGACGGCAAATATAAAGGCAAATGTAACCGTAGTCCAGAAAATATCTTTAGCCATTTAATTCACCTTTGTATGTTTGATTCATCCAATGTCCAAAACTATCAGCAGAATCACTACACTTGATTAACTCATACTTGCCACAGAACTTCATAAATCTAACACCAACTTGTCCTACATCTTTGTGACTAATTTGTTCACGAATTGCAGTATCAACCTTTAGTTTAATATCTTCTGGCTGTGCTGTCAAGTCAATTAAACTAC